GTCAGGACTTGTCGCTGCCGGACGCCTTCTCGACGCCCTTCTCTCGGGGGGTCTTGCCCTGAGAGACGGCCTCGGAGCGCTCCTGCTCGTCGACCTGCTGCTCCTTACCCGCCTCGCGGGCGAAGACGTCCTCGACGCGCTCGCCGTCGAGGTGCGCCCACATGGGAAGGTCCGGCGTACCGAGGCCCTCCGGCGGAATGAGCACGGACGCCTCGTCCTGGCGCGCGTCGGTCTGGATGTGGACCTCGGGGGCGACGGCGACGCCCTCCGTCTCGACGACCTCGACCTCGAAGTCACGGACGGGAAGGACGGCATCCTCGCCGACCAGCAGCGTCTCGTTGGGCTGCTCGCGCTCCTCGACGGGGACCGGCTCCGCTGCCTTGCGGACGGCCTCCTTGAACTTGTCGCTGGTGCTCTTGGTGTCACGTGCCATGGTCAGGTTCCTCCGAGGATCAGCCGTTGGCCAGTCCGGCGCCGCCGACGACGTTGATGGCGAGCGGCGTGCGGGCCGCCGTGAAGCCGACGCGCATCTCCGCGCGGAACACCGTGGCGTTCTGCATGAAGTACACGTGCTCCGACTGGTCCACCGTGATGCCCTGGCGGTCGAGGATCAGGCACTCGCGGAAGTCGCCGACGATGACGCGGGACTCGTTCGTGCCGCCACCCAGGTTCGTGGGCATGCGGTTGGTGGTGATGACCGGGTAGCCCCAGAGGGTCTTGACCGGGCCACGGAGGCCGGTGCGCGGGTCCTGCGGACCGCCGGTCGGGTCGATGTAGTACGCGCCCTGCGCGTCGCGGGCCTTGAGGATGCGGGTCCACGTGCGCGGGTGCATCAGGATCGCGTTCGGCGCGCCATGGTTCGACTCCACCGAGGCGATGGCGTCGAGGATGGCGTCGAGCAGGTCGAGGACCGGCGTCGTCGCGAGCGACGTGGAGCCGATGCCCGGCGTGTTCAGGATGCCGAAGGGCTGGCCGGAGCCGGTGCCGGCGAGGAATGCCGTCTCCTCCAGCGCGACGAGGCGCTTGGCGAGCTCGGCTGTGAAGAGCTGGTCGACGGACGGGTTGGAGTCCGCGAGGAGCTGGTTGGAGATCGTGACGAGTCCGGCGGCCGTGAAGATGCCGGCGGTGATCGTCGAGAGCGCCATGCTGGCGGACTCGGGCTTCGTCACGAGCTCGCCCGAGAGCCATCCGGCCGACGCCGCGAGGCTCAGCTGGTCGAGGCTGATCGAGTTGGTCGAGACGTTGAGCGAGCTGCAGAGCTGGCGGAGGACGTTGTCGCTCTCGCGGGCGAGGACGATCTGACGCTCGACCTGCGGGCGAACGAGGTAGCCGCCCGTCGAGGAGTTGGCCGCGCCGGTACCGCCGAGCGTTCCCGCTCCGGCGCCGGGGGTTGCCTCGGTGAGGGCCTTGCCCTCCGGGTCGAGGCCGAGAGCCTTGGCGTCGTAACCGTGGAGCAGACGCTCGCGAGCGTCCTGCACGCCACGGTTGGCGAGGCGGACGTCGCGGAAGAAGCCGCCCATGACCGAGCCGTCGTCGCCTCGGTACGGGTCGCCCTCGGCGAGGAGGGCCTTCTCGCCGCGCTCGCCGACGACCTCGATGGAACCGAGGGCGAACGGGGCAGGCTGCTTGCGGAGGTCAGCGATGGCACCGGACAGCGTGGTGAGCTGGCCCTGCATGGCCTTGAACTCGGCCTCCTTCTGGGCCTCCTCGCGCTCCTTGGTCAGTTCGGCGATCTGCTGCTTGAGGCCCGGCGTGTCGTCGGTGCCCTCCAGTAGCGCCTTGACCTCGGCGAACTGCTCCGGGGTGACCGAGCCGGACTCCTGCGCGGACTTGAGGCCTTCGACGGCCTCGTTGGCGCGGGTGGTCAGCGCCTCGACCTTCTCGCTGAGCTGTGCGAACTTCTCCTCGTTCATCGTGCCTCCGATAGTAAGGGTGGTTGTGACAGGCCCCTACGCGGTGGCCTCGGTTGTGGACTGGGTACGCTTCGTGATGGCACCCTCGATGTTCGAGAGAACCGTCTCCAGCTCGTCGATGAGCCAGTTGACCTGCTGCTCGTCCGACTCCCGGACGTTCCCTGCCATACCCTCGGAGACCGAGGGCATGTCCTTCAGGGCCTTCCCCGCTACCACAGCGAGACTGGTGCCCGGATGAACCGGCACCGGAGTGACGCTGATCTCCGTGAAGTCGCAGTTGGTGATCTTCTTGCCCATGCGACGGAAGAAGCCGCCGATGGACATGCCACGAAGGCTGCCGTTCTTGATCTGCTCGTAGTAGACACCGAGCTCGGGGTGGCGCTGGATCGCACCGTCGACACGGGCCTTGAACTTCAGGCCCTTGCCGTCCTCCTTGAGGTCGAGAAAACGGCCAAGTAGCTTGTCGTGCTTATGGTGGTAACACAATGCTGCCTGCCCTTCGAGGAAGGACTTGATGCCTCGGCTGAGGCTGCCCTCGGCGAAGTTCTCGCCCTGGCGGTCGTCGCCCTCCCAGACAGCGGCGTAACCCTCGATGATGAGGTCGCCGTTGTCCTGCACCTCGACAAGCTGTGACTGGCCATCATCGACAGCCTTGCCCTCAGGCATGAAGTCGAAGCGGAAGGCGAACAGATCGTCGTCACCCTCGACCGGACGGACGAACATCTCCTGAACCTCCATCAGATCCCCCAGCGCGCCTTGAAGCGCTTGATGGTGCGGCGGACGACGTCCTGGCCGGAGAGGTTCACGCGCGTGCGATGGTTCGTCGCAGCGTTGCGGGGGCGGGGAATCGAGCGGCGCTTGGCCATGACTCGGATGGTACGGCCCTGCATGACAGCGGCCGTCTACTTGACAGCACAACATAGAATAGCTACGCTTCCTACATGACCATTCCACGTCTATGCCCTCTGGATAGCCAAGAGCTACTTCGGCTCTACGAGGAAGAAAGGCTTAGCACTACTGTGCTGGGCCAGCGCCTTGGCGCTACAAGCCACATGGTTTCTAAGTGGCTCCGGCAAGCCGGAGCAGATCCAAGTAAGCGAAAAGGCTTCAACGGACTGCGCAAGGACTGCCCGGTCACAAAGGAAGTGCTTCGACGAATGTACGAAGAGGATGGCCACACCTCTAAAACCCTCGCCAAGCACTTCAACGTATCTACCCCCACCGTGCTTCGATGGCTACAGCTGGCCGGCGTCGACACTAGGCGGAAGATCAAGGGCGTCACAGTGTCGAACGGGTATCGTCAGGTCGTTGTCTACCCCGACTGGCCCTTCTACGGTCAGATGGGACAGAACAAGGGCGGCAACCCAAACTACTCGATGTATGTGCTTGAGCACCGTAAGGTGATGGCCGACCATCTGGGCCGCGCACTACGCGACAACGAAACCGTGCATCACATCAACGGTAACAGGCTAGATAACCGTATCGAAAACCTACAACTACGCAACGGGCATCACGGCAACGGGGTCCGACTAGTGTGCCGCAGCTGCGGCTGCGACGACCTGATTGAGGCACCCTTAGGATGACAAAGGCCCGCCGAAGCGGGCCTTTGGAGGGAGGAGGTGAAGCGCTACGAGTGTAGCAGCTAGCGGGGACCAAGTCCGCCAAGCAGAGAGCCAAGCAGGCCGCCGGTCGGATCGACCTTCACGCAGATGCCACGGCAGGCGCCGTCGTCGTCCTTGTTGGTGGTGCCGACCTGCACGATGAGGCCGAGCAGGTCGATGTTGATGCCCTTCAGCTCGATGAGACTGAACATGGGTGCTCCTTACTGGGGGGTTCCCATGGAGTCTACTAGATCGCGCACACGCCACCCGAGCAGGTGTTCTCGTCGGACTCCAGCTCCATCTTGGAGCTGTTGAGCGCCCACTGCAGATCGACAGGCTGGCGCGGCTGGCCGCTGCGAGCGCCGTCTGGGTAGACGGTGATGCCACGCAGTCCGGGCAGGTAGCGCATCAGCGTGTCGCCGAAGCCCTTGCGCTCGCTCGCGTCCGTGACGACGTGTGGGAGGTTGACCGTCGAGGAGATCGAGTGATCCACGTACTGCTGGATGAAGTGCTGCTGGCGCACGCGCCGCTCCCAGTCGATGGAGTAGGCGTCCTCGATCAGCTCGACAGGCACACCCTCATCACGCAGACGCGCGGCCGTCGGGTCTACGATGACGTGCTGCTCGTAAGTGTCACCCTTGTGCGTGGCGATCTTGACGTTGCGGACCTCGGCGGCCGAGAACAGCGGATCGGCACTGGGCGTCGACTCCGCAATGATGCCGATGGTGCCGTTGGGGGCGATGGCCGTGGCGCCAAGGCTCAGCGAGAGGCCGAGGCGGTCCTGCCACACGTGGGCGTGCTCCAGGGCACGGCGGTACTCGCGCATGTACGGCTCCAGCACCTCGAACGCCTCGTCCGTGCCGTAGCGCACGCCGTGCTTCATCAGGAACTCGTGGACGCCGATCAGCCCGAGGCCGAGGCGCCGGTTGGAGTCACGCACGTCAGCGACCTTGTCGTAGGGCACGTCGGAGTAGATCGACCCAGCGGTCAGGAACAGCGTCATGTCGCGTACGGCCGCGCCGAACTGCTCCGGCGTGTCGAAGCGCGGCATGACAAGGCTGCCTAGGTTGCAGACGTCGGAGTCATCGGCCGAGGTGATCTCGGTGCAGGCGTTACGTAGCACCTCGCCGGCGTGCTCACCGACGTCGACCGTGAAGCCCGGCTCGCCGTGACGCAGCATGTGGCCCACGGCTGTGTCGTAGACGCGATGCGCCCAATCGCGCCACGAGCCGCCATCGGGAGCCGTCGGGGAGCCATTGATCCCACTGACCGGCTCGAACGTCCCAGCATAGGCCTCGAAGAAATCGTCATCGAGCGTGACCGAGATGTTGGTCATGTCACACGGCGCCGGGAAGGACCAGTCCTTCTCCTTGAGCGCGCGGACCTCGTCAGACCAGTCCTTGATCGTGATGAAGTCGAAGATGTCGGCGTGCCACCACGGCAGGCCAGCCCAGATGGCCGAGCGCCGCTGGCCGCCCTGCATCGTGTGGCGGCCCGTCTCGTTGATCTGCTGCATCTTGGGCAGCGGGCCACTGGCCATGCCGCCAGTGCGCTTGATGACCGAGCCGCCGGGGCGAACGTCACCAAACCACGTGCCGATGCCTGCGCCGGTCATCAGCGCCATCTCGGCCTGGTAGGAGGTGGTCGCCCAGCCCTCACGGGAATCCGGGCAGCGCAGCAGGATGCAGTTGTTGACCTGATGTAGGTCGCGACCGGCGGCATAGAGGTAACGGCCGCCGGGGATCGCATGACGGCGCTCGAACAGGCCGATGACACGCTCCGTGGCATCGACGATGTCAGAGACAGGAACGCGGCCGCGTGCCGGGCGATAGAGCGCGCCCATGACGGAGTGGCCGACGCGGCGGCTTGTGCCGACCCAGTTGCCGTCGTGGGGATGACGGTATCGGGCCTCATAGATGTTGCGTGCGAACTCAGTTGAGAACGGCAAGGAAGAATCCTCCTGCAGATCAGGTAAGGGAAGGGGCAGCGAGAGGGATGATCGACCGGCTACCGGGGGGTGGTCGGCGTGTAGTCGAAGTCCTCAGCGCGTCCGAAGAGCGTATCAAGAACCACGGCTCGTGGCACTCGATACAAGCAGACCCGCATCAAGCGCGAATCGACTTCTTCGGCAACAAGTAGGGCCGCGAAAGCCGCGCGTCCAGCGGCCCCAGCTGCTTCTCGTACCATTCCGGCAACTTTCCGGTCGAAGGGATCTTCTTCTCAGCGCAGCGGCGCTCGTAGAACGCGTTGAACTCGATCTCGCGCGCGATCTTGCGCGCCTCCTCGACGCTCAGCGGCCGCAGGTTGGAGAATCGTGTCGTCTCGCTACCACAGCGCACGCAGGTCTGGAACTCCAGCAGGTCCGGCCAGCTCTCACAGCCAAGATCACAGCGCCTGCCCCACGTCTGGCGGTCCGGATTGGGGGCCTCAGACGCCGCCACCGGGAGGACTCCATTCGAACTCGCGAGGGACCGTCGCCGTGACTTCCGGCTGCGCCGTCTCCGTGGTGCCGGCGAGATAGAGGAACGCGATGACCTGAATCAGCAAGGCGAACCCGGCGACGAGAACCGCCGCCAGCGTGCTGACGGTCAGCAGGAAGGCAGCGAAGATGAAGAAGGCTGTGGCAAGAGGCTGGGGCATCAAGACTCACCTCCGGTGATCGTGTCGGAGAAGTAGGCGTCCTCGGGACGCTGGGGTCGCACGGTGAGCACTTCCTTCACGTTGATGCTGACCGGCGTGTCATCCGGCTCCTGCAGAAGCAGGAACTGCTTGCCCTGCGCAGCCTGCATGTTCAGATCGTGAACGAAGCGCTCGAAGGACCCAGCAACGATGACCGGATCGAGCTTGCCCTTCATCTCAATGAAAACCGGCATCAGCGGCCTCCCGTGGCCGGATCAGGGTCGCGGATCACACGCTGGAAGCGCGGCCACAGCCGCATGAGGTCGTCGTTGGCGCAGACCGTGGCCGTCGACAGCGTGTCGGACGGCGCGCCGGGGTGGACAACGATGGTCGACTTCAGGCGGCCGTCGTCGTCGCGGTCCTGCTTGCGGCGGCCCTTCGGCGCGTCCGGGGAGTCGTCATCGATGAGGACCGGCGTAGGCACCTCGACGTCTGCCTGCGGATCGTATGCGACCTCGAAGATCGCCGCCTCCTCGCAGCCGGTGGACATCGCAGGCTTGTGCCCCATCTTGGACAGGTCGTCGATCTCGTGCGAGTGGCACTCGACGACCGGGTACATGCCGTCCTGGCGCTCCACCTCAGAGATCAAGCGGACAAAGTCGGCGTTGGTGTAGTGCTTCACGTGGCTCCTCAGCTCTCGTTGAATGAGGAAGCGTACCACATCTCAGCCGAGATGTCTAGCGCTTCTTGCGCTTGCGCGACTTCTTCGGCGGCTTGCCGCGCGCGTGGCCGTCCACGACGACCGTAGGCTTGCCCCGGTTGGGGCCGCGCGGGGAGCGGGTGTGCCGCTTGACCTTGACGCCCGATCCGGCGCCCGGCTTGCGCTTGCGCTTCTTGCGGCCGCGCGTGATCGCGTGAACCGGTCCGATGTTGTCGCCAGTGAAGCGCATGAGCCTATGCTACCTCCGGGACGCGCAGGAACGCACGTCGGCAGTTGGGGTGTTCGAGTCGGTTCTTGCGGGCGTAGTCGATAGGCCACACTGTGCCATTGGCCTGCTGGCAAGGCTCGTCGTGGTCATCGCCGTCCTCGACATAGACCTCGGTCGCACCCTCGGCCTCCAAAGCATCGAGCATCGTCTCGTTGTAGGCGTGCACGGCCTCGGTCACGGCCACCGTCGTGGCGTGGCCAGAGCGCCACTCCGTGAGGTAGTCCATGATGACCTTGTCGGCGTCGACCTTGGTCGAAGTCGAGCTCAGCTCGTTGGCCAGCTTGGCCAGCAGGCGGCGCTTGAGGGTGCGCACGATGCCGCCAGCACCGTCGCGGCGGTAGACGAGGCGCTTGGCGATCTCGTCGTAGTCCAGCTCCTCTGCGCTGCCGGAGTCCATGGCGGCCGAGGAGGCGGCCATGCGGGCTGCCTTCTCCATTGCCTCAGCGATCTGCTGACGGAACGTCTCCCATGCCTCGCTCTTGGCGAGGCGATTGCGCAGGTCGCCGGGCTTGAAGGCCTTGCCCTCGGCTGTGTCGAGTAGAGCGCGCTCCAGCGTCGTTGCCGCCTGGACAAGGTCGCGCTGCAGCTGCGCGCTCACGTCATTGACGGCGCGGTCGCGCGCCGCACGGCTGGGGTCGCCCGGACGCTGCTCGTCGTCCAGCTTGTAGCCAACGCTGATCTTGCCGCCGTCCGGCTGCACGAGGGCCTTCTGTCCCTCCTCGATGGAAGCGAACTCAGCCAGCACCTCATCGAACGTCAGCGCCTTGCCCTGCGGTCGGCGCGTGCGGCGGAACGAGGATGTGTTCTCGCCCTTGGGCGGGCGGCCGGGCTCTGAGCCGATGGGCCGGTCGGCGGCGCCACCCTGGCCGTCCTCGTCCATGTCCTCCATGGGCATGTTGAGGACCTCCTCATCGATGCCCTCGTCTCCGGTGGACTCGGAGTCGACCATGCCGAGGCCGAGCATGCCGCGACGCAGCTCGCGAACCTTGATGCCCGGCAGCGTAGCCGCGACCTCCAGCGCCTTGAGCTGCTCTTCGGGCGCCAGCGCGTAGTTGTAGTCGATGATGAACTTCGCGTCCCACGAGGACACGAGGTACTCGGTGACTCGCGTGGCCAGCTTGTTGGCGAAGGGCTTGAGGACGTAGTTATCGGCCTCGCGGCGCGCGGCCGGGATGATCTGCGCTGCGCCCGCCTTCTCGTACTCGCCGAACAGCAACTTCGAGAGCTTGAACATCCGGTAGACCTTGCCCTCGCTCATGTTCGACACAGCGTCGAACAGGGCCTCGGCGGCTGACGGGGAGAGCGTCGAGGCCTTCAGTCCAGCCTCCAGCACAAGCAACTGGCCGGCATTGGCCGGGCCGGTCATGCGCTGGCGAAGCTGCGCCTTCAGCTTCTGGAACACGTCGCGCGGCACGCGGCGCTCCGACTGAACGATGACGCTGGGGTCGGCGCGGTTGCCATAGTACGCCGTCATCGTGTCGGTGACGTTGATGTCGAGGTCCAGCGCGCGCGATCCCTTCTGGACGACGCCCATACCGTAGAAGCCGTCGTGCGGGTTGGGCAGCTTGAAATGCAGGACCTGCGAAGGATCCATCTTGATCGGCTCGCGGACGCCCGGCGGCTTGTACTCGTAGCGCTTGGGACCGATCTGACCGGGGATGATCTCCATACCCGACGGCGCACAGCGGAACAGCCACAGCGGCTTGGAGGGGTCGTCGCCGAACTTATACCAGTAGGCGTTGCCGACGAGCAGCAGGTCGATGATGAGCAGCTCGATCAGCTCGTCGTAGAGCATGAAGGGGTTGGGGCGCTTGAGCAGCTCGTAGAGCTCGGCCGGACCCTCCTTGAAGTCGTCCGGCATGTCGGGCCGCTTCTTCTCGACGAGGCGCGTGCCGTCGAGCGCCTCAAGGCGCCACGGAGCGGCCGAGATGTTCTGCGCGTAGAAGTCCACGCAGTTCATTGCGGTGTCCATTGCCATGCGGCCGCCGTAGACCTGCCCGTGCAGCGGCGCCCGCCGGTCGCGGATGCGCGCGTCCTGGCGCGAGGCGCCCGGCTGGTAGACGCTGACCGGGTCGTCGCTCATCAGCGCCGGATAGGGCTGAATCGCCTTGCCGCCGCTCAGGTCAGCAGCGAAAGCACGAGCGAAGTCGAAAGAGGCCATGCGGACCAGCTTACCGAGCCGCCGGACGGTTGTGGTCCGCAGCCACCGGAGGGCCGATCTGAAAGCGACGAGAAGATCCCCGACCCACTACGTTAGGGTCTGGGAATCTCGCGTCGGGCGAACCCGCATTCTAGAGCCAAGTCGAAGAGCCACATTCGTACCACTTTGGGTTCGAAACTACGGGTATTAGTAACCGAAGAGTTACAGGTTGCATGTGGCGCTGAGATGTGGTACGGTTCCCTTCATGCCACAGACGCGACCGACAGCGGAGCTGGACGCTGCGCAGGCGGCGGTGATGAACGCGCAGCGTGTGCGTGAGTTTCATCGTCGGCGCACCGAAAAGACCTCGAAGCAGCGCACTCAGGACATCGATCTAGCCATCGAGCGCCTCAAGGAGGCCATGGCCCCGCTGAAGTCCATGATCGGGTCGTTTCCTTACGGCCCGACCACGGAGGCCGCCGAGCGCAATCGTGTCGAGATCCGGATGGCCAGTGAGGCAATCCAGCGCGAGAGGCGTAAGCTGTGGAAGATGCGACCTAAGGAGGTAGTGAAGTGAGCACCGAGAGCACCAAGGTCCCCCTACTGGACCTACTCGACGCCCTCGCGGAGACGCGTCCCGAACGTCTCACCGACGTCCAGAACAACCCAAACGTCTACATGGCCCCGCTGCTGGGCACGTTCTACGTGCCGCCCCAGTACCAGCGCACGGTGGCCAGCCTCGGTCCGGTTGCCGGCGACTTCGCACGCGGCGCCCGCACCATCCCCTTCGACAGCGTCCCCATCGATCCTCGATGACGGAGCCGGGCATCGTCGTCGGCAGCCCCGAGTGGGACGAGAAGGTCGACGAGCTGTCGGAGGCCGTGCTGGCCATCCGCCGCGAGACGGAGAAGCGCTACAACGCCGGCAAGCCGCCGAAGCTGCGTCCCTCACAGGTCCGGCACCGCCGTGAGAACGCGGCGGCCAAGCGCAAGAAGCGGCTGCGCAAGCAGTCGAGGATCCGTTGATGCAGCTCGTCATCTTCCCGGCGCCCAACGTGCAGGCTGTCGTCGAGCTGCCTGACGCTAAGAGCCTAGGCGCCGACGAGGCCGCCGCTATCGCTGCCGTTGGGCGAGCCGCCATTCAGGAGCACGAGGGGCGCACGAACCGCTACACGGACGACGGCCGCTTCGACGATGCCTGAGCGACCCCCTGCAGGGCAGCAGGTCGGCCATATCGCCTGCTACGCCCTCTACATGGACTCCGGCATCGAGCGCCGCTGTCGCAAGCCTGAGGGCCACGACGGGCCGCATGCCGGTCCTCCCGTCCGCATCCCCTACGACCCTGACGCCCCCGATCTACTGGAGCTGCTACGCAATGCCGGCGCCCACTGACGACCTCGTCCGCGAGTTCCATGAGGCCGTGGGCCAGGACGCCCACAGCTACCCCACCCCGCCCGACACGGCGCTGGCGCGCCTGCGCGGCCGCCTCATCACCGAGGAGTTCCGGGAGGTCATCGACATCCTCGAACGACTGGCTGCGCATCAGGAGATGAGCGTCGACTCCAAGATGGAGCTGATGGCCAACCTGCTGGGCGAGCTGTGTGATCTGCGCTACGTGATCGAGGGAACGGCCGTGTCGCTGGGGTTGCCGATGGAGGATGCCTACCGCGACATCCACGCGGCCAACATGCGCAAGCGCTGGCCTGACGGCGAGT